GTAAGTTGAGTTGCATCAATATCTGTTGATTCTAATTCAACATTATAATCTATTTTTATTGGTGGAGTTTTGTCATCATTCGTTTGTCTCAAATCATATTGAGAGGTTGTATTTCCAAAAATCAACCTATCTTTTATAAAATCTTGAGTTTTTGCAGTTAAAGGAACGTCATCAAATATTCTAAACAACTCATCAGCTGGTAAAGCTTTAAATATTTTTTTGTTGGTAAATTGATATGTTTTAGTCATATCATCTCCAAAATCACTATCTGCTTTGTTTATGCTTTCAATTACATAAACGGTATTTTGTTTAGCAAACTTAAAACATAAATCAATGTCAGTTACTCTTTTATCTCCAGTATTATATTGTATGTTGTAACCATTGTAAAGATTTACCATTCCTTTGTTTTCCATGGTTCCAAAATCAAGTTTGAATGGTGAAGGATGAAACTGATAATTTGTAAAAGATGATAATGCTGAATATTGACCGTCTAAGTACTTATACCTGTAGGCAAATGCAAAAAAGTTTTCTTTTATAGAGTTTTCTGTTTTATCATTAGTAAAGAAAGGAGTAACTTGTGGGGCTTCAAATGGTGGCTTTCTTATCAAAGAAATATCATCTTCTTCAAACCCATTTGGCCCATAAGATATAGCTCTCTCAATATTTACTAGTTTTGGTGAGTTTAAACCGTCTGTAAACAATAATATATTTTCTTTCTTACTTACATTATATATTACGTTACCATATACTTTGTGCATCACATCAAACTTCAATACGTTTGTAGCTGCCGCTCTTGTATCCTCTAATATTGTTCTTTGAAAATTACTTTGTGTATCGTACTCGAAAACATAACTATGTCCAACATTGTTTACAACAAACCAATAAATTCTTTCTGTAGATTCGTCAGTAACACAACCTATAACTCTAGGAGAACCTGTAACACTTATGTTGCTTAGTTGTGTGTTTCCTTCTGTAGATTGAATTGCTCCAGCGTCACCATCTGCGCTATTTACAACTCTGACATTTAAAGCGTCAATGTACTCTCCCTTTGGTACTATTCTTTCGTCGAAATCTTTATTCATTCGACCTGCGGAAAATATATTTTTTATCTTCATGCTACTTTATCCACTTATTTTTACCCTTCAATAACTGGGTTAGTTCTCCAAGCTTTATAGAGTTGAGCCTTATCTTCGCGTTTCTAAGTGATGCTGAGGCTTGTTTTTGAGCTCTCCTTACAACAAACTCCTGAACTCCAAATTTACCTTTTAATATTGTGGAAACAAGGTAATCATACATAAAAGTTTCTGCAAGTTTGTGTATTTTTATTTCGCTTTCAGCATAACCATATAATCCATCTGAAACATATTCAATGACTATATTTTTACCTTTTAAATTTGAGCTAAATAAAACAAATCCTTGGTCTTTATCTATTAGATAGCTACCATTACCATTTGTCGTAGCTGGGTCTAAACCATATCTACCTCCAGCATGCTCTCTTGTCGGCTTATCTACATCACCCTCTGTTCCTTCTCTCCAGTTTTCTTCTACTACAGGCGTACCTCTCAAAGCATTATCATTGTTATCAAACAAAATGTTCTTGTGAACAGTACCGTCTTGTAAATATGATTTTGGTGTTGAGGAGTTAAAATTTTGATTTATAGTAAATATCATCCCATCTTCACTTACATACCCAACCTTCACTAAACTAACAAAGTCGTGTGGTAGTGGTATTTTAAGAGTATCAGGAACCTCAAGTTCAAACCCTTGTATCTCTCTTAGAGCATCATAATGAAGCTCCTGTATAGCTCTCTTTGCGTGGAATATAACTTCATATCTCTCTACTTTATTTATTAGTTTATCATCCCCAACATAGGTTAGTAAAAAATTATTTATAATATCCTCTAGTAACATATACTGATAAGTCCCCCAATTGTCATAGGTTGGATTATCACCACTGTTAGTGTAATACTCTCTTTGCGTTATTGATTGTCCTATTGTCGGCATAATTATGAATTATCTAGTTGTACTTCTTGTTGCTCCTTACCCTGCATAACAGTTACAACATCAGCCTCTCTTATTGCCAAACCAGCGTATCCACAAATTTTAATAACTAAATCTATTTCATGCGCTTCTGATATTTCAAAAGGCGTACTTGTTGTTGAATTATAAACAGGGTCTCCTTGTATAGTGTTATACCCCCATATTGGGTCATTTGGCTTCCTGATATAATTCATTATCAGTGGTATTTCGCTACCTTGTGGTGTTGATGCTGTATAGTTTATACTGAGAGGTCTAGCATAGATTCTCGAATCTTGCTGGTAATATATAGGGTATGTTAATGATGGCGTATTTAAGTTGCTATCAATAATCATATCAAATTTTACTTTCGGTATTTCTTCTAATACTTTTCCGTTATATGTTAAATTGATTAATCTGTAAAAATTATTTGGAAGGTTAAAATAATCTCTAGCTTCTCCGACACTCGCAACACCTCCGTCTTGTACGTCGTTATAAGTGAGTGTTGCTGAGGTTGAAAAAACATCAATTTTATTTCGAGTTTGTGCTACTATATCTCCATAACCTAATGCTCTTTTTCTTGTATTTTGAAGTTGCGTTTGTCTCGCATAATCTCCAAAATATGATTCAAATATTTCTAGTTGAGCTAATTTAGCATATTGATTATACTCTAGTGGTGATATATACCCTCTATTATCTTTATTTAATAAAAACAATACTGTGTTTCTTACGCTGTTAATCATGAGTATATTTTTTACAAAAATAATAAAAAAAGGGGCTCAATAAATGAGACCCCTCTTTACCCTTCCACGGTTTCTTCTAGTTTTATAACTTATTGGTAATGTTTTGCATTACATCTAAACCTTCGTCTGTCTTAAAAAACAAAGCTAAAGCTGAATATACGTTCTCTCCAAAAGGAGCTACCATTACTGTTTTGTTTTTTTCTCCAGCCCAAACTACTGTCCTTTGGTCTCCTTTTAAAATTAAAATTCCTTCTTCAATAGCTCTAACTGCTAGGTTTCTTAACTTAAGATTTTCATCGTTCAATAAATTATTAAACTCGACAGGGTTATTTCTAGCATATATAATCATATCTCTCCTTAACTCTGAAGATGTTAAATTGCTAACCCCTGACTTCATAACTACTCTTGCGATAGCTTCTAAGTCACTAATATCCAAGTCTTTTGCTGCTACTTGCGCATCTAGAGAAGATGTTAAATCTTCTACTTGTTTGTTTGCGTCTCTTTCTGCATCAAACTCATAAAACTTCTGATTGAAATCTGGATGTAAATACAAAAACTTTACAAGATTTGAGTTGTATTCTTGCACCATTAATTTACCATCTTCAAAGATTATTGGTTCAACTGTAGCCAAACCATCTTGCTCATCAACAAAAGGACTCGTCTGATTAGTAGCCCATCTAAGAGCTCTATTCATACTGCCGTCAAAATATAAAAGAGGTTTTGAATTTGAATGTTTTACAGGTAACATAAACCTTAGTGGTCTTTTGTTTCCGTGTAATAGAAATATTCTAGGTTTTATTTCTAGGTTTGGGTAAACTGTTTCATACCCATACTTTTGTTTACTATTTGCTTTTGCCATTTTATTAAAATTAAATTAAATTAAAAAGAGAATAGGGAGCCGAAGCTCCCCTATCTCACTAAATATTACTGCATTAAGATGAAGTTATTTGCCCCCATCGTAACAAGACATCTCTCTGATAAGAAGTGTACTTGCATTGCATCTAAGTCACTACTCATACCAGCAGAACCAGCAGAACCTGTTACCCAGTTTTTATACTTTCTGTCTTCAGATGCAGATTGTCTGTATCTTACGTGTAAGAAAGGTCTCTGAGCGTTTTGTCCAAGTACTTGGTCATAAACTGTCATAGTACCAGCAGGTACAATAATACCATCAACACCACCAATGTTACCTCTTGTAGAAGCATCATTTAGGTATTTCCAGTCACTCTTATAAAAGTCATATCCAATTCTAAATCCAGAGAATCCAAGATTTAATGCCATGTCTTCGTCATTGTCAAATAAACCATAAGAAGCTCCTGAAGAACCAAAGTTGTTCTGAGCTGCTAATACTTTATCAATGTCGAATCCTGTTCCTCTATTGACGAACATTACATTCTCTTGAATTGCACCTTCTTTGTCTAAAACTTTTGCAATATCTTCTAAGTCTAATCTAGCGTCGATTGTACCAGAAGTTACATTACCATTGTTTTCTACTTCATAGAAAAGACCTTTAGTACCTTTGAATCCAGCTGATGCAGCAGCAGAACCTGACGCAGCAGGAACACCTTCAACCATAGCTAATTCCATATAGTCTTCGAATCTTAATCTACTTTCATGCTCTGATTTCAAATACCAAAGGTATCCAGAAGCACCGTTTTCAGTTGTTACCTCAACCCATCCAATGTGAGCTAATTCAGAACCAGAAACTTCATACTTCTCTTTTAAGATGATAGGATTGTTTTCCTTCGCTGCGAAATCTGCATCGTAAGAGCCATCCATACCATTTGTTCCTTTTTTGAATTCAGAACCATATACGAACATAGAAACTGCGTCAGAAGCTGTGAAGCCACCAACCGCAACTAATGTCGCTAAATTTAAACAAGCAACATCAACAGCGTCAGCAGCAGAAGCGTCAGTTACAATTGCGTGTAACGTAGGCCCTGTGCCATCAGTTTTCTTAATGATAATTGTTTGTCCATTTCTAAATTTGTGTGCAGTTACAGCTAACGTGTTACCGTCTGTGACAGTACCTGTAGCTAAAATATGCAACCTTCCTTGCTCACTCCACTTTATTAAGTCTGAAGAACAAGGTAGCTCAGCGCTTACCATTCTTAAAAAAGAAGCTACAGAACGATTTCCATATTTTTCAAACTCCTTCTCATATAAGTCAGGTAAGTATTGTTGAGCAAACGTGTAATCACTACTCCCTAAGTAAGATTTCTGTAGTACAGATTTTACTGGAGCAGGCGTAAGCGAAGTAGAACCACCGACATTTGATATCGATGAACTACCGTCAAAATTAATACTTTGTGCCATTTTAAATAATTTTTAATGTTTATACTTATTTCCTAATTTTCAAACCACCGCTAAAATCATTAGAATCTTGTAAGACTCTAAATTTCGGCCCTGGTTTAGATGCTTCTACATTTGTTCGAACATTCATATCAACATTTTTGCCGTCTCTAACTACGTCGTTAACCGCATCTGCTTTGCCTTGCTCATAAAAGAACTTAGCGTAGCTTTCTGGGTTCATAGCCATTGAAAGCGCTGTATGATATTCTTTAGCCTTAACTAAATTTCCATCTTTATCTAAGTATTTTGAAATAAAATTACTTAGGTCGGATTGAGCATTTACTGTTTCTTCAATGTTTTTTGGTTTATAAAATAATTTTTTATCACCCATTTTAAATTCAAAACCTTTGAATTCATCATTGAAATACGATTTCGTATTTTTAGTGAACAGCTCTCTACTCTTTTCTTCTTTAGCCTTAGCTCTAGTAGACTCATCACTATATTGCTTATAAAAATCTAAAGCTTTTTTATAATTTTCAGGAACATTCTCGGCACTTGACTCAAGAGGAGCATGGTATTTATCCTTTACATTACTAAAGTATTCTTTAGCTTTTCGCAATTCTTTTTTCATAGCTAGAATTTTACCTCGCTTTACATTTTCTTCATCATCTTTTTGATAGCCAAATTCTTGACCCATAAGATAATTTATGTCATCCGTTGAGTATTCTGGATTTACTTGCGCCATATAATGACCTATTAAATCTATGTCACTCATCTTTGAATAATCTTTTTGTGCAGCGACAAAGTCAGCCATACCTCTTTTCGTGTCGTTTTTGTACGCAAGGTATTTTTGAACTTCTTCTGGTAATTCTACCTTATCTTCTTTATTTGAAAGAACGTCTTTTAATTGAGCTTCATCCATATTATATGTGGATGATAAATACTCTTTTATAATTTTTTCTTTATCCGTGAGGTCTCTTTCTTCAGCCTTTACTTCTTCCTGTGTTTCTTCAGGTTTCTTTTCTTCTTCAGCTACTTCTTCTTTTACCTCTACGTTTTCTTCAGCCTCATCCTTAACTTCTTCCTTGACTTCTTTTTTGGATTTAGCTTCTTCTTCTTTTTTTGCTTGATGCTGCTCTTGAATTTCTTCAGGAGTTTTAGTCAAGTCTACTTTGAAGTCAACTTTTTCTTGATTTTCACTCATAGTTGATTAAATTAAATTATTACAAATTTATATAAAATTTTTACATGTTTTGGCCACCCTGTAGTTTAGTCAAAAGTGTTGCTAAACCGCCTTCTTCTTGCTTTGGTGACATCATAGCTTGTGGTGCTTGAGGTTCCATATTTTGCGGTTGTTCTTCAGGTATAGGCATTGGATTGTTATTATTACTAGGCATCATCATTGGTTTCTTGTCTTGTGCGCCAATTAGATTTAATCCTGCTGGCCCAAACATATTACCTTTAGATGTCAGTTGTTCTACTTTTGTTTTTTTCTTTGCAAAGTCTTTTGGTGGAAGATTTTGTTTTCTTTGCGAAATCATCTCACTTTGCTGAGTTGCTTGCATTTGAGTTCTTTTATCTTTTCTATCTTCTTTTGACGCTTCTCTTTTCTTGAGATTCTTAGAATCTACGTTTCTAAGCTGCATATCATACTCAAACTTTAACTTCATCATTTCTGCTTCTTTTTTCGCTTCTGCCTCCATTTTCTGCATATCAAGTTGCGCTTTTAATTGTAAAAGCTCCGCTTCACCTTTAGTTTTCATTTGTTCCTCCTGCATTCTACCTTGTGAAGCAGCTTGTGCTGATTGTTGATTAGCTTTAGCTTGCATCTGAATATTCATTTGCTGTTTCTTCATATCAGCTTTTTCTTTTCTACTTTTTCTAATTTTTAACAATTGGTTTGCTAAAGAGAAGTTTTTCACCTCTCTAACATCTATTGCGTCAGAAAAATCTATCATTTTTGCGGCTATAGCTTGTTGTAAGTTGTTTTCGAGAATTTGCTTTTCTTCTTCATCTGGCTCTAATTCAATATATATACCAAAGTCATGAAGATGCATGTTTTCCATTTCCGCTATAAGTTCCATATTATTCTTACCAATCATTCGTGTAAAGTCTTCAACAAAATCTGAATACATAAGTATATCGCTAATTCTGCAAGACATTGCTTCACACAATCTTTTTGTTAAGGATACACCTGAATGTAACACATGTCTTGTGGCTGTGTTAGAATTTAATGCAGCTAGTTTTTGTACACCAACTAATGCATTTTTATCAGGCATACTACCGTCTCTTGCCTCATTAATACCAGTTACAGAACGTATCATGTTTAATTGATAATTATACATAGTTATTAAGCTGTTGATTTTTGCATTAGAACCACTGCTTGTTAATTCTTGTATAGGGACTCTAGCGTTATTAAATTCACCATCTTCAGTATAGCTTCTACCTATAACAGAACCTGTTTGGAAATACATAGATAAAGCTTCTGATGGATTATATGAAGCTCCATTACCTAAATCTACACTATTCAAACCATCTGCATCTATAAATACACCATCTGGTATCATTTTAGACACTACTTGTTGTAATTTTAAATGGACAAGCTGTATTTGGTCTGCAAAAGGTATCATTCTTTTTACTAAAGAATCAATATGTCCCTTATCCATTTTGATTGCATTAACTAAATATGGTGGTATCGTTTGTTGAAAAGCTGATTTTGGTCGAACCATGTTTGACATTAACTGCCATTTTAGTATTCGGTTTGTTCCTAAAACCATAACACCTTCATACCAAACATCTATTCTTCTTGCTACTCTATCAAATCTTGCCTGAGCTGTTGCTGGTGGATTAAAATCAGCATCTTTTTTTAGTGCTTTTTCACCACCATTCATAGTCTTTTTAACTTTATAAATAATTTCTTTATCGGTTTTGTAACAAAAATAAAGCAACGATACGTTTGATTTGTCCAAACCACTGTTGGTCTGTAAGTTTATTGTGCTTCTATAACCATCATGTCTTCCAGCAATTTTAGATATTTCTTCTATTTCTTCTTGTGTAAGATTTGGATTTATTTTTTTTATTTCATTTATGTGCACAGATTTAACCTCTCCGAAGTAATAGCAATCTCTAAAGTTTGGGTCTTCTGTTTGCGAGTATACAAGATTTATAGGGTCTACATATTCTATTTTTACACCATCATGAACATCAAAAGAATGTTTTACCGCTGAAATACCTAACACAACATTATCTTCGTCAACCCTTCTTTTAATCTCATCGTAGTTGTTTAGTTCTAATAAGGTGTTTATTGCTGTTTCTTGCGCTATTTCAACACCTTGCTTAAACCTTAGCTTCATGTATAGGTTTAATTCTTCATCTGACTGTGGAAGCATTTCTTCATCAAAGTTAAATGCATTCACCCCAGTTTTTTCTTTTAGCATATTAAGCATTGGTGCTGCAAGCATATCTGCTCTTACTTCTTGCTTGAAGTTTTGCCTTACAACACTAGAAAGCTCGTCAATTGCTTCTACATCTACTTTTAAAAGTCTATTAGAAATACCGTTTACAACTATGTCAACGAATTTTGGTATGATAGGGACTGGTGTCCAGTCAAGATTAAGGTATGACAAATCACCATTAATAGCTAGTTCGTTTTTATACTTTTCTATTGGTTGTTTTCCACGTGCATACAATCTCCTTTTTAGATATTCGGAACGAACCTCTCCATAAGACGAACTACCATAGTCATTTGAGAACCATTCTGACTCAATTGCTTGGCCTACTCTTAGTCCGTACTCTAAAGATGCTTTTTGCTCATCAGGAGCGAATTGATTTGGGAAACCACCACCTCCACTATATTTGTTTTTATTCATATAAGTTATGATATAATTTTACTAACAAATCCCTTGTTGCTATACTTTGCAAAGTTAAGATTTATTTGATTATCTTTTTTGTCAACAACTTTTTGTTTAGAAAAGTTAGCCATTATGGCAAATCCTGAACTTACAGTGGCATCAAACCTAGTTCTATTGTTAATATCGTAGTTTGACCAATCCAAAAGAGTCCTGTTAAAAAACATGGAACCGCAGTTTCCAAAATCCATATTATCTTCATCATTAATAACACCGATATGATTTTGAATATACGCTTCAATATACTCTGCATGCGCTGATATGACTGCTGAAGATGAAGGTATACCACCTAACTCTCTTTCTGCTTTAGATAAAACGTTCTTGTGTTTATCAGGCCTATTTAAAGAAAAAGCTCTGTACCCTCTTTCTTTCAGATAATATAAAAGCCTGGGTTTATTATTTTCAACCAATATTGGCATACCATAATAATGTAAAGCCATCAAAACGTCTTCATAAAATATTTCAGCTGTAGGGGGTCTAGATATATATTCTAGAAAAAAATAGTTTGACGGCGCGTCTTCCAAATGAAACTTAGTCATACCATGCAACGAACCCTTTGACCCACCTCCTTGAACCGTACCTGATATGTCATAAGAGTCACAACCAAAACTACCTAAGTGCGCATTACCAGGTATTTTTCTTGTCCCTCTGTGTATTACATTATTCGCTAGACTATTAGAAGGAGTCCAAGAAGTAAAAAAACGACCATTACTATCAGGAACCCATATAACTTCTGTATCCCTTTGTCCATTCCTCCACGTGAAAGAACCCCTAGTAATACTTGTCTTAATAGCAAAAGAGTCATTATAATCAATTTGTTCGTATATTTTAGAAAGATTAAATATAGTGTTTTTTGATTCATCTCTAAAAGCATGTGACTCTGTCCTTGGAAACTGTCTGTAAAACTCATTCAAAGCATCTTGGTCATTTTTCAAACCATCTACTTCATTTTTCCAATGGTCAATTACACCTCCATATATAGCGTCTCCATAAGGGCCAAATACTTCTGTTTCAGGATTATCGAAAACTGGCCATCCATACTCATCTAAGAAACCTTCATAATTCCACTCCATAGGAATGAAAAACGAATATAATCCAGAATTAGTTTGCCCATTTTTATTTCGCTTTGTAACATCTGAATCATAATATAATTTTTTGAAATTATCACCACCTTTATCTAAAGCGTTTGATGTTGAGCCCATCATACATTTACCTATAATTCTACTACCGAGCCTTAATGTAGTTTTTGTAACTCTCCAGTTATTCAAAATGTTATTTGGCTTTTCCCATTTTCCGCTCTCATCATGAACAAGAAGTTTTAATTTTTCTCCATCATAACTATTGTCTCCTGTGTTCTTCCAGTCTATTGTTGTATCCAAACCTGAAAGCTCCTCAACTTTATCTGTGCTTGTTATATTTCTTCTTGTGAGTTTTGATGCTGGCACCCTATATGCTAGTTCTGATTTTGGTCTATCCATACCGTCTTGTATCGGCTTGAAGAAAAACGGATAGTTGACTGATATTGGCACAACTTTATCTGTAAACATTTTTTTTGCATCAACCCCTGACTTAGACAATATACCAAATCTAGAATCTGAATTTATTGTGGCAAGATTTACAGTTTCACCTGACGCCATAAAAGAAAAGCCACTTCTTCTGTTTTTAAGATAACACATACCATAACAACGCTGGTCTGCTTTACACGCTTCCCAAAAAAAGTAAAATAATCTATTTGACTCTCTAAAATCTGGCTTACCGACATCTATTTTAGACCACTGCAAATACATGTAGTGTGCGCCAGTAATGTACGTAGGTATTCCTTTATTGTAAAACCAAAAGCCCTCATCTCTTTTTTCAAACTCACTTTCAATATAATCAATGTATTTGTTTTTAAAATCACTTGGGTATTCTCTCCAATCAAAAATACTTTTAATACGATTGAGCTCTTTAGGGTATTCAGCAGCTTGCCATTTATTTTCTTTGAATCTAAAAACCTTTTTAGGTTTCTTTGGTAAAGCTATTTTTAGGTTTTGTATTTGATATACTTCACCAATCATTCCTGTTTTCGATATCACGACAACATCATGTTCAGAATTATATCCATACTTCCAGCTTTTTGACTTATTTAGTTTATTTATAACTTCTTCGTCAATAGGGTTTACAATGCCATATAGAGTTTGTTGATACATTACTTAGATTTTCTTTCTGCAAAACCTGAAAAAGATTTTTGTTTTTCTTCTACTGGCTTACCTTCAATCAATGCTTTTTCTACTTCTATTCTATTTAAAATTTCAAAAGCATCAAATATTGCAAGCTTTTTTGTAGCTGCTGCATTTTTCAATCTATCTGCAGCAAGCTCGTCTTCAGGGTCAGGCTTTATTATTTCCTCCTCTGCAACCTTAATTAATTGTTTGACAGCTTCGTGCCCTGCTTTTATTATTCTTTCTTTTATATCATTTACACTCATAAAGTTAATTTAAAATTGTACATATATCTCTGGTGCTCATTCTATACATTTTTTCATCATTGATTTCAAACTCATACTCACTGTCTTTTCTAAAGTTTACTTTAGAGCCTTTTTTAATACCTATAGATTCTAAATTTTTATTAGAGTATGTTACATAGCCTGTGTTTTCTTCTAGCCCCTCCTCATGTAAGTACTTGTGTTCCATTTCAGTAGGTTTTACAAAACAATAATCATCTACAGAATACCAGTTTTCACCATCGTGATATAAATAAAATTGATAGGGGTCTATAATATAAACATCACCTTTGAAGTAATTAGGTGATTTCCTTGGTCGTCCTTTCATGTCGTAATAAATACGAAAGACGTTGTGGTGAACTATAATCGTGTCACCTTTTTTGATTTCTCCTTTGTAGTATGTTGGAGTTTGTAAAACTTCCGCAAACCTATTGACATGCATATGCTCAGCAACACTGCTGTTCACAATCATCTTCTGACCTGCCAATGTGATTTCGTTATTGTAATGATTGCCTTTTGATTTGATTAAAAAATAAAAAGGGGATTTCATCAAAAATCAATATTAAATTCAATTGATATAGGCATATTTTTATTAAATTCTTTCCATTGAACAACCTCTCTGTTTCTTTCTATATATATAATATAAGAATCAGATTTAGCTGAGTATTCAATCAAATGAATTGTATATGTGCCGTTTAAAACTTTTTGCCCTACTAAGTAGTGCATACAACTACCTTTGTAGTCGGCACCTACTGAAATTTTACGAATTAACATTTTCCTCTACTTTTTCTTCTAGAGGAATAATAATGCCTGTTTCTAAGTTTAAATTACCCTTACCGTGCTTTTCTTCTAACTCTCTCATAATTGCGCTTATTTTGTCCGCAAATTTTCCAATTTCAGTTACAAGTGCAGCCTTATGGGCTTCAACAGCTCCAACTTCAATTTGAAGTCTTTGTTGCCCTAGTCTAAGGTTTCTTAATTCTTCTAGTGATTTGTCGTCTACTTTAACGACATTAGGTTCTACTTTTTTTGTTGCCATTTTATTAAAATTAAATTATTTACTAATATACAAAATTAATTTAAGGCCAGAGGTTCCTTTGTGTAAGTTCTACCCTTATCATTAAATTTTTCAGTCATCCAAAACAATCCATCGCTTTTCCATTGACCGTGCCACCTAGGAGCTCTAACACCCCTTCTGTCAGTGTGTTTTGCGAATTCCCATATCCTATTTGCATTGCCTTTTATTTCATCCAAAGACTTTACATAGTATACATCAAATGGCCCTAGCTTTGTTGCATCTTCCATTAAAGTTGATAGATTATCACCTATATCTCCTGTAATACAAATATCTATATCTGTAGTTTTCCAACCCTCTAACAAGCCACCAACTAAATATAATTTATAACCTGTCCAATCTAATGCCAATAAATCTTCAACACACCCTTTGTATATTGTGTCTTCAATGCCTTCCAGCCAAGGAACAAATCTAAGCGCTCCATCTATATATCTTACCTCTCCATCAGTGTCAAGGTTGTAATTATCTATATTTAAATTTTCAAAATATCCCATATCTTATATATCATAATCTGTTAACGTAAATACTATTGTTACTGCAACATCTTGCCAATATTTACTAGTTGAGCTTTTTTGATAAACTAAAGAAAATTTATCACCAGCTGCGTATGTAATATCACTGTTGGCAGTAGGCGTCCATGATATTGAGGAACTCACATGTGTCAACTCACCACTTGAAGAATTACCTGAAACTGAACCATTTTTGTAAGCTTTTAATTCTGTTGTAAATGAAGAACTCTGAGAGCCTGACACTGTTTTCATTATTACTTTTTTTAATACGCATGCATATGGAATGGTAAAAAAGTGTGGCGCAGACGCACCTGATACGGTTGTTTCTGTTATACTCCCTGCTAATGGTATTATTAAATTACTTGTAGAAGATGTTGTATCATCAAAAGACGCATGAATTACCATAGGTACATCTCTTGCCATAGCTATGTCCGCTACCATATTACTTGAAAAAAGATTGCTAAAAGAAACTTTATTTACACCTCCAGAATCATTGAATAAAATAGTGGAGCCACTAGTAGGTGTTCCTGTTGATGCACTATTAATTACATTATCACTTCCATTGCTATAATCAATAGCTATATCATCTGCATTAGCAGTAATACCATCACCACCTACAACATTTAATGTTGGGTTTACAGTGCTAGTACCAGATTGTGTCATACCATTACCAGCTGTTACACTAGTTACTGTACCTGCATTAGATGTTAACCCTGATACAGCAGTATCAATTGCATGCTGTATTTGAGCACCTGTTGCTAATTTAGATGAACCGCTACCTACGTCAGCTGTATCAGCAGCGATAGTTGGTGTTGTTCCTCCTGTTGATGTTAATGGTGCTGTTGCGCTTACACTTGTCACCGTTCCTGTATTTGCGGTTGCGCCTGCAGCAATACCATCCAGTTTGGTTCCATCTGCAGCAACGTCTCGCCCATCAATTGTTCCACTAGTAATTATATTACCATAAAAAGTAGCGCTTTTGTCAGAGTCTAAAAACAAAACATTTTCTAAAGCAGACCCAGTGTATACCTGCATTTTCATTCTTGTTTTCTTATCTGAACTTGTAAATACATTATCTGCTTCTACTAAAATAGTACCAACTGTTAAGTCACTTGTAACAACGCTATCTCTTGCTCTAAAATTTACTGCACCAACATCATCACCAGTAGAAAAGTTACCGCTACCAGTATGGTCTTTTCTTGTTGAAATATCAAGAACTGCTTTAGACGTTGCATGTTCTTTTCTTATAGTAATATCCTTATGGGCTATTTGGCTGGCTGCTAAATATTCATGAACTAAAACATTATCTACTTTGAACTGTATTCTAGTAGAAGCCGCATCATCATCAGTATCAGCTTCTATAAACACATATGAGTTAGCTGCTCTAATTCTAAAATCTACATCATTAGTAGTGTCTGTAATTACAATTCTAGGAGTACTAGCATGAGTAATAGTTAAATCACCAGTCATAGTACCACCAGCTAAAGGTACATGCCCAACTTGAGAGTATGTATACGCTGTGTTCCATTGACCTATTTTCGTAGGGCTAACAGTAGCGCCACCAATAGTTAAATAACTACTTGTGTGTGCGCTTGCGTCAGCGTGTATTACAAAATCAGCACCACCATTATCCTGTCTAGTAATAATCAAATCATTATTATCTGCATTGTAAACTCTAAATTTTATATCGTCATCATCTTGAAAAATAATATGTGGCGATTCACCTGAGCCATCATCTAAAGTTAAATCACCTGTTAACGTGCCGCCAGCTGTAGGTAAATATGCAGAACCATCAACACCTCCAATAGCGCTTAAAAATTGTGAGGCACTTAAGTATGATAAAGTTTCATCCGCGTTTATTCTTATATAAGAAGGAACACTTACATTACCTAGTTGCGCAAAGTTAGTACCGACTGTTGTAAACGTAGGCAAACCTGATATATCAACACCGTCAACTGTACCAGTTATACTTAAATTACCAGCTATAGATGTATTGTCGTTTATTTCAACACTACCTCCATTAGTATCTATTATAACCTTACCACTTGATATTTCATTTGCAATATTAAAATGATTGGTACCACTTGAACCAAAACCTAAATAAGCACTTCTGCTGTTATCTGTGCCTGTTTTGTAAAATTCTGCATAAGTATGGTTTGTACCTGCAAGAGCTATTGTAGCGGCATTTTGGGTAAACGTTATTTTACCAGTTGCTGTGTCAGCTTCATCACTTCTCAAGAATGAAGAAGCGTGTAAATTATCAACCGTATCTGCATTACTAGCTGAACTAGCTGCAACGTTTGTTATATTACTACCATCACCATGTAGATTAACAGCAACAACATTTTGCCATCTATACGAACTACTACCTAAATCTTTTGAATTATCTGTTTGAGGAAGAATATCACCTGATGTAGTTATATAATCATCTTGGTGTATTAAAAACCTGCTACTTTCTGTTCCAGCTGCTAAAGATTTTATTTCAAAAGACTGCTTGCCAGCATAGTTTTTAGTTTCCATTAATACACCATGCGTTCCGTCATCATGAAGCATTTTAATAGTAGAATCTAGTTGGCCAGTATCACCAGAGTTATTATTGTCTCCTCTTAATATTAATGTTGCAGTTCCATTTACTGTTACTTGTAGTTCACCAGCTATATCAGCGTTACCATTTATATCTAAACTAGTACCTTCTAATTCCGTACCTTGTATTTTACCTGTAGATGTTATAGCTCCAGAACCTATTGTTCCAATATTTGCTAAGTTTCTTGATGAGTCTATAACTAATGTACCAGCTACTCTATATCCATTTAAAGCATCAATTTCACCAGCACTTGAACCATCATCAGCATATGTTGTTCCAGCATATAAACTACTAACTCTAATTTTTTGAGCACCGCCTGTTAATGTTAAAAATGGTATATTATTACTACTTCTTATACTAGCAATATTTACTAAGTTCCTACTTAAATCTATAAATTGTGTTTGACCACCATCACCTATATATAATCCATTTTCACTAGCTGTAGTGCTATCAGACCTAAATTGAAACGCATTTCTATTTGACCAAGTTACATCATTCCCAGGAAAACCATAAGCTATAAATCCACCTTCAGAAGCAAACACTACATTTTCAGATGCATAATTAATATTATCTTTAATAACAGATTTTGTATCTCCAGCTACAATAGCAACTGTATCATCAGCTCCTAACGCAATAGCTCCTTCTTTACTAACTCTACTAAGTATTGTTTTTTCTGTGCCGTCTCTATCTATTTTTAACAAGGCTACTTCTGAGCCATATTCACCTGTGTCTGATGTTTCATAGTCAAACACTATATGACCATTGGTTGTAGTAAATATAAGATTATCACTCATGGTTGTAGCGCCTAAGCTCAAACTACCATTAATAGTTGGACTTTCTATTACTACACTTGTATTTGCTCCACCTAATGTTAAGGTTCTTGTTGAACTAGAATCAGCAAATATAGCCATGTTCTGTTCAAACCTAATATCTACAGTGTTTGTACCATCACCAATAAAAACATCATCACTACCATTACCAATAATAATATCACCAACAGCATTACTTAAAACTAGGTCATTGCCACTTTGGTCAATTTTACCAGCATTAGCTCCTGCTGAAGTAGTAAACTGTATATGGTTTTCGTCTTTTATTAGTATGTTATGTAAAAATGGTATTGGCATAATTAAAATTTATATTCTTCCTGATATTCTTTTTTTCCCAACAGCAAAATTTGCTGATGGTCTAATTGTTACTTTTGCAAAATTCATTGGCCACATTTGCAATCCATTAGCAGGTGCTTTTGACATAGCTACATGTATATCTTCTGCTTCAAAACCTTCATGAACTAAATCATGGTCGTTAAAATGATAACCAAATCTTAAATAGTAACTTGTGTATTGAGGCTGTACTGTTAATATTTTTGTTTCAAAAGCTCCAATTGCATCTGTAGTGTGTTGCACGTATTCTATAAAACCATTATATAGTTTTCCTTGAGCTTGCGTACTATTTTTTAAATCTGCTGTTTCGTTTGAATCATCTAAATCTAGATTATCTTGATAAAATATATGATTATTAGAGTTAACATCATATTCATTAGCGCCATATTTTGCGTTAAAAGCATACGCTGCTATTAGATGAGGTGGAGAAGATGAGTCAACCCCTCTACTTGTTCCATCCCACTCTGTTTCATTTATTTTAATTACAGATTTTATTTTAACAGTACAGTTTGCTGGTACTTGAATTATACCAAAAGCGTTAGGATTACCACTCCATGCAGAAGCATATAAGTCACGAGCGTAGCCTTTTAAATTTTTAAATCTTGTTATATTGTAATATATAAATACTTTTTCACTTTCTTTAAACCCTTGTTCACTAAAACAACAAACAGCTTTCCAACCAGTACCGCCTCTATATAAAGCTTGATGACCACTCGCGTGATTTAAAACAACATTTGGGTATTTTCTACCAATAGAACCTGTTTTATATATACTAGAAGTTGCATCCCAAGAATTAGGATATATTTTAGAATCATATACATGGAAATTACTAACACTATCAGCTATATACGTTGCTTGACTAAATTTATCGGCAAAAAATCTTTTGTAATGAGGGCCTACGGTGCTTCCTCCAAAATAAAAAGCATACCCACGTTGATTTTCACTTCTTAAATAAGCAACCAATGTTTGGTCGTTTTGTCTGCCAAGATTATGAAATAAAAAACCATAATCTTCAGAACTGTAACCCTGCATATATGAGTATTCATTAGCATATTCATACGCAGCTTCATAAGACATGTTAGAATAATTACAGTGTGCTGTTATATGTCCATGTGATTTTACAAAGTATTGTGAACTCCAATGCCAAATACCTCTACCTGCTCCAACTACTATATGATTTCTATTAACCATACCATAAGGGTGTCTTACAGTTATACCAATATAAGTTTCACCATCCCTATCATCATTACCAGCATGGTTGTATGCTGTAAAACTACATCCATCTAAATAGTTTTCACCTGTTTGCGTAATACCGTTACTATTATGTATTGTTGTATTGTCTGCGGCACTACCTGTTGTAGATTTTCTGAAATAACCATTATAACCAGCTATATTTACACCTGACCTAAAATTTGTACCATCATTAGTGTTATTACCTAACCCTATAAACTCTACATATTTTATTTTAACCCTTCTTGTTGGTGCGTTATTCCAACTGTTGTTTGTCCAATATTTTACATTAAAAAAGACTCTTGCTGTAGAGTTATCTGCATCAGCTATATCATTACCACTACTATCACAAGCTTTAATAACAATATCTCTTTTCATTTTTACAACAGGGTCACCTACTGCGCCATTAAAAATTATATCTCTATCAACGGTTATAGTTTTAGCACTAGAATCAACACTTGTTATTGTGTAGTTAGCTTTGAGCCTCCACTGCCCTTCATTAGCGCTTACCGAAGTGCTTCCAAAACCGCTAGCGCTGTAATAATAATCACCAACAAGATTACCACCAAGTTTATCAAAACTAGCATGTATATAAACTGTGTCGCCAGTTGAAAAATCAGTTACATCATTAAGTGTAATAGTCCTAAGATTAGTAGCACCTACGTATTCTGTTGCTATAGCGCTTGCAATTCTTCTGCAGAATTTTCCATCTATGTGATATTTTTCGGTGCCAGTTTGGTATACTTTTGTGCCAATTAAGGAAGGGTCGTTGTCTACAGTACTACCAAAGGTTATGGTATTTTTGCTTATATCTGTGACACGTAGTACGTTTCTATTACTACCAGTACCAAATATTAAATAATAACCAACTCTAAATATTTCTGCATCCTCAGATATTGTTATTGTAGAACCACTAACAGACTGTATTGTTGCTTCAGGGCCAACATATCTTCTAACATAAATCCTATCATTCGTAGTGTCTACGTCATGAACAAAAAAGCATTCGTCATTTACAAGTGAAAAATCTTCTTCTCTTTTGTAAAGTGATATTCTATCGTTAGCCGCAAAATTTGAAGCGTCTGCTACTGATATGTATGTAGCGTCTGGCGCTTGATTACCATTAACAGTTGTTATTAAAGTTGGTTCGCTGCCATCTATCTGAACACCACACCATCTTCTACTATCAACCTGTATACCGTGTTGTGCAGCTTGGTCGCCTGAAATTTTTATTTCAGTACCACCGACCATACTAAGTAGCGAACCTGAAGTGCTAGTGCCTTCAACAAATTCGCCAGCAGTATTGTTAGAGTTACTGGTATTTTTAACAGTCATCCGACCATGTAAGTGCATTTTACCACCATTAGCAAAATGTAAATTACCATCTATAGTAACGTCTCCTGTTCTTGTTGATTGTATATTTGAACTTAAAGTAACTTTGTGGCCATGCGCAATAACCACCAAGTCATCAGCGGCAGGAACAGAATTTCCTACCCACGTAGATGCCGTAGCCCAATTTCCTGATGAATTACTCGTTATTGTCGCCATCTACTATTAACTCGTTATATTGTTCTTGATATTGTGATACGTCTAGCGCTATCTCGAATAATAGTTTCTCGCTATTATCTACAATATTTGTTTCGTTTATAACAGCAACTATATCATCATCTTTTGTTAGCGTTAAAGTAGTATCTTCTTTATTATACTCTACTCTAATTATCATTTAATTACATTACTTTAGTAATAAGAACTCTATAATCGTCATCTGTAACAGAGCCTGCAAACTCAACTTTAATAGTACTAGTATCTGGTCTTGTTATATCTACATGAACTGTGTCAAATGTTGGAGTACCTGCTGAAATATCTACAACCTGTACAATTAAGTCTTGTGAGGCCAATCCATGTGTTACTGTATAAGTATTACTTGACTTAGTTACAGCGCTCTCATTTGCGTCTAAATCTACAGCAAATCCTGTTGCAGCAAGTGCAGCAGCAACACCAGCTGGAGTAACTGCTCTAACTGTGTCTGTACCTGTAGTCGCCTCTGTATTTGTTGCTAATTCTAGAGCTCCTCTTTTTGTTGTTGACCCTTGGACAACGTTAAATTCTAATTGGTTGCTACCTGGGTTTGTTATTGTAACCCCACCATGCTCACTGGTTGTGCTTAAAAATTCTACGTTTTCACCACTTGTTACAGATGCTCCACCTGTAGTAGCACTTCCATCTAATTTTAAGACCCATCCTCCATAATTATCTGCGTCTGCAGCACCTGAATACCCCAAATTAGCTAAAGTTAAGGTTCTTGATGTAAAAGATGTACAAACTCCATTAGTGAAATCCATAGTTTCTAAAACTACTGCACCGTCGAAATCAATATCACTATTAGTTCCGCTTGTTGGATTAAACTCTCCTGTTATAGGGATATTGTAGAACGTAGAGCCATCACCAGTAAACTTCCATCTATCTGTTCCCTCATCGAAAAGAAGCGAAACATTAGTTGAAGTTCCTCTTTCTACTTCTATACCTGCATTTTGAGAAGGTGTGCCTGTTTCATCAGAATTTAATACTATAATATTATCACCAACTGAAACTGTATTTGAGTTTACAGTGGTTGTTGTTCCGTTTACAGTAAGGTTACCACTAATCGTTATATTATCACTAAATGTTCTATCTCCACTGATTGAACTTTTTAAATCAAAAGTGATTGCTTCACTTCCTTCAGTAGTTGTTTCTGAAATAGAAAGTGCTGCACCACTTGAACCTGCTGTAAATGTTACAGTGTCGTCATCACCAGAACTTGCGTCTAATTTTAAAACAGCTGTATTAGCACCTCCAGATTCTACTCTTAAATCATATGTTGTATCATCTTGGTCAGATGCTGGTATTGAAACGCTTTGAGTAGTTACTCCAGTAATGTGACCTCTAGCATTAGAAGTTATTCCTGTTATTACATTAAAACTTCCTCCGTACCCAGGTGTTAAGGCTGAACCTGTTGTATTAGTTCTAGAAACATCTGCGTGGCCAATAGTTAGTTGGTCTGTTGCTGAAACTGTTGCTTCTATTTCATCACTTCGAGAAACAGTTAATGTGTTTCCTGAAGCAATAGCTTGATTATTACCATCGTCATCTTCAATACTCCATCCTGAATACGATGAGATAGATTGTGTTGTTACTCCAGTTATTTGTCCTTGGGCGTTTACTGTAATTCTTGGAACAGCTGTTGCGGAACCATGAGTCCCAGAAACACCAGAAATGTCTGCTAACCCTAGAGTTACAGAAAAGTCACCACTTGATGCTGAATCAGAACCTGATTCAACTTCTAAACCTGTTCCTGCCTGAACCGTTACAGATGAAATATCACCTGAACCATTTAAAGTTACCCATTGATTTGAGCTACCACCGTTGTGATACTTGATAGCATTGTCTGTAGAGTTGTATATCACTCTACCTTCATAATCCCCTCCCTGTAAATTTGGGTCTGAAGATACTACGTCGAGCTTTGCATTTTTTAATTCTAGGTTTTCTAGAGATATATTGTGTAAAAATTTTATAGCCATTTTATGTTCTTTTTTTAGTTAAAATAAGCATCACCTGATGCTGGGTTTATAAATGTTATAGTTACGTTGTTTAAATCTACATAATCTACTAATCCTACAACCTTTTCACCGCTACTATCCACAACGGTTACACTAGGTTTTTTATTCAGACCATGATTCATGCTCCAAGTTGTAGCTGGTGTTGCTTGATTTATAACTTTGTTTTTATCTCTGTAGTCATCAAATCTAAACAACAACAAAGATATTAAATAATCTTTTTCGTTTTCTAAGGTACCATTGCCACCTTTAAAAGTAAGTGCAATATCGTATACATTTGTATCGCTTGAGTTTTGTGTTGAACTATTCCAGTCAAAAACACCAAACTGAGAAGGGTCATCTGATTTCTGTATTAAAACGAGACTTCCTTCTATAGCTTCGTAAAAAGCTGGTAATTCGGTTTCTGATAAATCTTGTTTATGTAACTGTAGATTGTTGATAATAGAAAATTTTGGAGTGTCTCCTTGGTCTACAGTAAATCTTAAAAAACCATATGTTTGACTGGATGATGGTCTTATATATTTGAATCTTGAACCTGCAATATCTATTTTTCCATTTCTATTTAAAAAATCTATTATATCTGATATTTTATAGTTTCTAGTTATCGTGCCTGCTGAATCCGTACCAATAACTTTGTCATTCGCAGTTACATCAGAATCTAACGCATATGTACTAATTCGAGCCATGTAGTTTTATTATATTGCAAAGATAATATTTTTAATAAAATGTTTATCTGCCTTGACCTCTATAACTCTTAAGATAATTTACTGACGACTTTACTTTAGAAGTTTTAGTTTTTGCATGAACGCCAGGTCTTTTTTTTCTGTTTGCCCTTACGTATGGTTTATAGATAATCTTTGGCATTACTTCTTTTTTATTAAGCTAGTTGCCTTTTCAGTTGTACGCCCTCCGAAGTAGGCTAGAACGACGGCCATCATGACCTTCTCAAAAGTATCGTTCCATGTTACCCCTATATTAAAAGGTATTGACTCAACACTATCTAAAATACCAGCTAATGAAAATATCGTAATACACCATACTAAAACAAGTGGCCTTACGTTTTTACTAAGCCATGAATCGCTATTAGCGTCTGCTTGCCACCTGTTTGTTATGGCTTCAATTTCTTTGTTTTGCTGGTCATATATAAGTTGCTGTAGTTTTATTTTATCCTCTGTAGATACATCGGCTTTAGAGATAGCTGCTATAGCTTCTTTCGGACTAGTAACTCCTTCTAAAACACTACCAAGTGTTGGGTTTATCATTCCTGCAGCTCCTAATAAAAGTTTGCCTACAGTTGTGTCTTTAAACTTCTTTTTTTCACTCATATCACCATATATTTTGTTTTCCCATTTTTATCTTTGTAAGCCTTCAAACATCTATTCCTATTCTTATCCTTACTTACATAGCTTACGTGTATCCATGCTGGATTACCTCTTGGATACTCTGTTCCAAACTCCCATATTAGTTGGTCAAAATCTAAGTTTTCTCTTATGTAACCAAACATTTCTGCATTTGTTTTGTATCCGAATACATCATCCAGGTCAATTGCTTGACCCTTGCAGTGTTGTGACTTGCCAGTTCCTCCAACTGCTCGATTTACAGCTTCTGACCTGAAAAAACTATTTATTTTTATAGGCCCTGCAGCCCACTCTCTTAACGGTTGAAAAACCATTTCTGCAACAGTCATCATAGCCGCTATCTGTTTATCATTTGGAGTATTGTCTAATCCTTTTCTTTTTGCTGTGTTTGAATGCACAGCTTCGTTATACGATATGTTTTTTGATATCTTTTCCATCTATAATTTTTTTTAATTTAATTATACATTTTATCACCACTCCTCCTAGTGTAGTAGCAATCAAGTCCCTAGTATCAAATTTTCCATACTTAATATAGTCATAAGTTTCTTTAGCAAATCCTGCTACAAAAGCAGAAGTTACTTCAGGAAAATTTATTTCATTTGCTACAGACGCACTTGTTGCCCCTGCTGCAAAATGATAATACTTATCGGTTCCAATAGTTTGTGAACTAGCACAACCCACAAGAACCGCCACAAATAGGACAGTTAAAACTACACATACTTTTTTCACATTTTATTTACTGGAAGACTTTCTTCCTTTTCTTTTTCTGCCTTTTACAGCATCATCAATATCACCAATTTGGTTTCCTACCTCTTTGATAGCAACAGCAACATCTGCTAATTCTTGTGCTGTAAGCTTATATCTTCTTTTGATTTCTTTTACAGTTGCAACAGCTTTTTCATCAACTGTTGTTTTACTCCATAAAAGAGTCCATACATCTTTCCAATATTGTTTTGTCAATTTCCACATAATTATAATCTTATATTAATTCCTGCTGAGGACATAAATAGCTCTGAATCCCAAAACTTAGTATACTCTCCTTCAAAAAAGAATCCTAAATTTTTTGATATCTTCCATCCAAATATGATACCGCCTTGGTAATCAGACCATTGTTCTGGACTAGAGTCTTGTCTTAATCCACCTAATCCCCAATTATTTCTATTTAAATAACTAAAATCCTCGTCGCCCATCACGTATTTATGGTGTGGTAAAATCCAACTACCGTACGCGTGTAACCAGAATTTTCTTTTGTAATGATAAAAATCAAATCCAACTATAGGAGCAACTTCACCGTAACCGTCAAGCTGGTCAAAGATTTCATCATTATATCTATTCATTAGGTCTCCAAAAATTCTATCTCTAAAATCTCTGTCACCGTATGCAACTATATTACCGTCTGGGTCTCTCCATATCCAATCAAAAAACTCCTCGCCTGTTGCTTCGTTAGTAAAAGTTGTTGGTTCATCTGTATACCCATACTCATAACCCAGGCTATACCATGGGTTTGCTGGATATTCTATGATTTCTCCTGTTTGTGGATTTGTCCACGTTTCACTTTCATTAAGCCATATTTCAATTGGATTATACCCATAGGCGCGCTCATGAGTACGAAAGATAGCACCAGCAGATATACTAAACTTTTTACCAATAGGTAATCTTAATCTTGCCTCTGCTGATTGATATTTGAAATCTAAGTTTCCCCTTTCTCGTTGCTCTAGCTTTATAATATGATAATTACCTGTGTGCCTAATAAAATATCTAGAGTTAGTAAACACAAAACCTCTTTCTCTTTCTTTCTCCCAATGCAACAAATATTCAAACCCTTTCACTGCAGCAGTAGGGGCAGATAAACTTTTGTTGTTTTCTAAGCCATCATAATAATGCTTAGCTTTCATCTCATACCCAAATCTTGCTAGTTTTCTAAAACCAAATCCATATCTGTAGTCAAAAGGATGATATATAGTTTCATCTATCACCTGTGGTACGTCGTATAAATCGTCAGGATTTGTTCTGATAAAATAATCTAATCTTTCAGGTACATTAGAAGACCTAGCGTCACCTGCAACATATAAAGTTCCATATTTGAAAACTTCATTATATATTGCTTTAAAAATACTATTTTTTTGTCTTACCTTTTTTACTTTTTCTTGCACAACTACTTGAGCAAAAACAGAATGCGATAAAAACAATATGATAATTAATAATAATTTTTTCATGTTTTAAAATTTACTTTCTATTATTTCTTGAATTCTGCTATTAATAGCTTCTTCTGTGTCGTCTGGAAGTTTTAGGGATATTCCAGATTCTATCCTATATATTTCTTCACCGTCATGATATAAAACGATGGTAGGTAAGTATTTAATATTTTCTTCATCAAAGATTTTTTTATCTTTTGTTATATCAAATCTATAAGTATAACAATCATCAAAAACCTTTAATGATATTTCGTTTGCTTTTGTAAATGGTGCACTAAATTGTACGACTGATATATCGTCTTTCCAACTTTGACTAAATAATGAATTTGATATAAATAAAAAAACTATAATATTAACTAAAGACCTCATCTTTTTTTGCTTATATCATAAAGCCTTTCATCAATTTTGTCTAGTTTATCCTTCATCTCCTTTACATCTTCTTTAACAGAGTTTACATCTAACTCTATTTTTTCGACTGTACTTCTAACTAATTCATCTTTATATTGAAATTCTATTTGGCTTACCTCTGGCGCAGGTAACTCTTTTGCTTCTTGTATTTGTGCTTGAAGTGTGAAATATGTTCCAGCTAACATAACTGCACCACCTATTATCATTCCTATTGTTTTAAGGTCTAGCTGCACATTAGTGTCTTCTGAAATCTTTGTTGCCATTACTTTTTCTTTTTATTAATATTGTATCTTTTCTTAAACTCCTCAATTCTTTCATTTTTTGGTCTTAGTGTGTCGCCTAATTGAAACATGAATGGAATCTTGTTATAATTTTCTTGTGATGTAGTATCTATAAATGTTTTAAATTCTTCTTCTTTCAAAGGTATGCTTGGTAAGTTGTGATAGTTTTTAAATTTTGGTGGGTCAGTAGACGTTGTGTCCGTTGATTTGGAAACGCCTAGTTTATCAATTAGTGAATTTTTAAAACTTATTTTGTTATAATCAAATGCCATATTATTTCTTTTTACCTCCCCCTCTGGCTCTGTTGGTTTTTTGTCTTTCTAAAACCAATCTACTTCCTCGGTGGGAACAATCCATTTTATCTCCTTTACGAGACTTTTTACTTTTTCTATTAAATCGATTACATTCAACTCTCTTTCGCACAGCTTCTTTTTTCTTCTGTGCTTTAGCACTTGTCTTTCTGTGCTTTTTCCTTGCTTCAGGATTCTCTCTGTAATATCTTGCCGTTCTTCCTAACATAGCTTCCTTTTATTTGTAAGGAAACATTCTATTTAAAGAATCTCTACGCTCGCTACAACCGCATGGCTTCCCCATTTTTTTTGAAATAGTTTCAACAACTTTTTTAACTCCTGTCGCTTTTGTAACTTTTTCTATAGTATCTCCTAATCCTCTGCTTTGCATTTTACAAATTTAAGAAAAAATACGCATCAATATTTACCCCTTCTACTCTTTGGAGAAGACTTAGTGGAACCACCTTTTCCTGCCCAAAGTTTTTTACAAGCCCAATATCTTGCTGTTAATTTGTTGGTAGCAGTGGAACATTTGTGTCTAGCTTTAAATGATTTTCTAGCCGCTGCAGAATAGTTGTGCCCATAACCTTTTGCGCCAAAGTGTATGATTTTTTCTTTACCATTTGCGCAGGCTTTAACCATCTTTTTCTTACCAGCTCTATCACTAGCTCGAACAACGTTACATTTCATTTTAGCCTTGTCTGCCATTACTTTTTCTATTTTATGTCTTCTTTTGGAACAATAGTATATTTGAAACTACCCATTAAACTTTCCCCTTGTTTGTTTGTCTGTTGCAGTATTGTATTTTTTATTGGGTAATCGAAAATATCTTCTCCTGTTTTTCTTGTAGCATCTGTTATATTAAGCTTTAACTCACTTAAATTTGGTGCAATCAATAAACTGTCTGATGGCTTCACGTTAAATGCCTCATTAAGCATTTTAGAGGAAACCCCTGGTACTGTATTTTTTCCTTTTCTTCCGAATGTTAAACTCATGATACTCTTATTTTTAGTGCACTTCCTGTTCTATAAATACCATTAACTGGTACTCCAGCACTTGCTGCTGCAGTATCATCTGCTGCATCGACAACACCTGATATTTTAACTGGATTTGCTAGGTTAGACGCTATATATGTTGTAAGGGCGGCCACTGAATAGTTTTTAGTCTTTCCAGAATCCACACCAGAAGAACCATCTGTGCCAATCAACTTGTCTGCAGCTTCGATAGTCCCATCGCTTGTATATGTACTTATTTTTGCCATAGTTATCTTTTTGTATATTTTTTTGTTACTTTTCCTGCTTTTGTATTAGCAACAACAGTTTTTCCTTTTGCTCCAGCTCTTTTCTTTTTACGAGCTGTTTTAGCTCTTTCTGCCTTTGTCATGGATATAGCCTTTTTGTAAGGCAAGCATCTGTCTGGGTTTTTCTTGTTTTTACTTGTACCGCATGCTCCTTTGATAGAGCCATCAGTTCCAATGCGAACCCATTTTTCTTCTCTCCATTTCTTCAGCTCTCCCATTACTTTTTCTTTTTCTTTTTCATTTTCTTTAGCACAGCAAAATCTGCTCCTGTAATTTTATTTCTAGGAGGTGCTAATCTTGCTATAGCTAATTGCTTTTTTGATAGTTTCATTTCTTATGTGTTTTATGTATGGCAAAATTGAACGATTGACTAGCCCCTTTATGAGCTTTGTATCCCCCTGGAGGGTTTTTCATGAGAACAGGCATTCCTTTTCCCATCTTCATCCAATGATAACCTTTTGGTGCTTTTACTTTCATTAGTATGCTTTTTTCTTTTTAGATTTTTTCTTTTTCTTTTTTGCTACTTTCTTTTTCTTTGGTTTTGAATGATATACCATGATTACTTCTTTTTTTTGCTACCCTTAGCGTAATTAGGGTCTTTACAATATTTACTAGCTGCCATATTCGCATACGCGGACGGATATGTGTCAAATGTTCTTTTTGCCCAAGCTATACCAGCTGCGCAAATTTTATTTCCTTTTTTCTTTTTCTTTTTTCTTGCCATAATTAATTTCTTCTAAAAGTTTGGTTTACTCGTCGACTATCATACTCAGCCTTTTCAACTTCCTTAAACCTAGCGTCATATGCATCTGTAGAGATATTCCACCTAGGTTCTGTAGGTGCTACGTAGTCGTGGTCTTCATCATTGTTTACACCATACTTGTCTAGGAAATTAGGGTCTGTAAACAAGTTCATGTCAGCAAACGGTTTGGTTTTTACTCCTACAGCTGAAGCAGGCGATTTGTATCCCATACCTTTACCAGGGGCATAAGCTTCAATGTTATATACATTTGTTAGACCTGCAGGCCTGATACCTCCTGTTTCAGAGTCATACAAAAAGTTTTCTTCATTGATAGGTCTATTTTCATTTGCAGCATCTTCTATTTCTTGTCTCATATGAGTATTGGAAAGCCCCCTAGCATCGTATAGGTTTGTGTAAAGTTCATCATCTCCATACAATAAAGGTACTTTTGGTTTGAACTGGTCTCTTGCTGTACCATGAATATCAAATCTTGTTATTTGGTCTAATAAGTCAGGTGCGTATGCAGTTCTATAGTAAAAGTCATCTCCACCACCTATAAAACGAGTCATGTTATCCCCTTCAAATGCTGCGTTTATAAATGGGAATGCTTCTGAATAAAAATTCTTTTTAAAGTTGTATGCCTCTGTACCAAACTTAGTTGTGATGCCACTTATTTCACTTTTGTAATCTTGTTCAGCCTGAATCAATGCATTTTTTGCATTTTCTATTTCTTCTTTACTATACATGGGAGATGTACCCATCATAGCATTTGATGCCGACATAGCTAATATACCTGCATTTTTATTTATTATATCTGTATATTTTTCGTTTAATCCTTGAATTGCAAACTCTGCTTGGCCAATCATTTGTTCAGCACCTGCATAGCCTTCCATCATTCTTGAGTATCCTTGAAAATAAGATTCTAGTTGAGGATTATTGTCAAAAAATCCGTCTCCATCCATATCAGCCCCCACGTTTCCTCCTGTTCCTGCGCCTGCATTTCCATAGTAATTACCGCTAGCAAATCTACTTCCTACAACTGTAGCATTACCTGGCCCTATTCTAGATGTATTTTGACCAATCCTTCCGTAAATTTTATTTAAATCTACCATTTGACCTTCAGGGTTCATATATGCTCCGTACTTCGATACGAACTCATCATCAAATCTCCCTGCGAAAAAAGGGTCTTTGTTTTTGTTTCTTTTATTATGGCGACTCATAAAATAAAATTTCGTTATTTTGTAACAAAGATAAATAAAAATCTAATTGAATATTTTGACAAAAGTTAATATCAGAAAGAAAGACAGAGTTCAGCCAAGAGAACGAAAATTTAATTTTTTAAAATACTTAAGGGTTGTTAGGTACTATGTAAAAAGAAAGTATGATATATCTTCTTCTGAATTAGACATGCTCCTTTTTTTATATGATGTTCCGTTTTTTAAGAAAGAAGAATTCAAATACTATGAAAACTCTATGTCATGGGATAAAAAAAGATTCAAGAGCATGATGGATAAGGGTTTGATAAAACAATGGAGAACTGACTCAGGTAAGTATGCAAGAGGTAAATTATATGAGCTTACACACCTGGGTAAGTCTATTTGCTCGATTACATATAAAAAACTAACTCAAGAGGAGTTGATATCTGAAAATCCACGTTTGAATCCTATATTTAAAAAAGAAACTTACACTGATAAGGTTTACAGAAGCATTATTGAAAAGATGAACGCTAGATAGCGTCTTCATATTTTTTAACTGCATTTTTCAGTAACGCGTAGTCTCGGATAGAGGTAATTTTTTTCAGCTCTCTCATTTTGATTTTATTTCCGCCTTCAGTTAAAATATCTATAGCTTCGATAGCTTTTGATATCAAATAGGTTTCTCTTATCATTTCGTTGAGGTTTTTGACTTCATTTTTCTTGTTTTCGTCAAAATACCAGCCAACCATGTATCTAGAGCACTTTGCTCTCTTTGAAACTTCAGATATTGTAATTTTTATATTTTCAGTCCAAAGTTCTTGAATTATTTGGTCAAGCTCTTGTTTTGTAGGTTTTTCTTTTGCATTGATTAGCTTTCCTACAATTTTCATTTTATCTGCTCTAGATATCCTTTTTCCAGGATTAAATATGATTTTTCTGTATCTAGGACAATAAGGTAGTGGTCTTTGCCTATCTACAGCGTCTATCATGCTCTCTACACGCTCATCTCCATAAGTTCGTATAATGTGTCCGTTTCCTCTATCCGATAGCTGTATGAATAGTTTTTTCATTAAATCTATATCAAAGTCAGGATTTAAGTATAAAAACTTTTCTGCTATATATTTTAGCTCATTAAACGAATTTATCTTTCGTGTAGTTCTATAAAGCTTATAATATCTTACGCCTTTTGGAAAATATAGGTATTGTTTACCATCAAACCTAAAATAAGATTCCATGATAATTCTATGTGGTTCATAATCAAATAGCGGTATTAACATCCTTCATTGTTACGACCACATCTTGCTCCCTTATTGCTTTTAACTTTTTACCTTTGAATCTAAAGTTAGAGCCAGCAACTTTATCAAAATAGACGAAATCACCAGCTTCAACTTCTTTCACCTCACCTCCAACAGTAATTACTTTTCCAATTACGTATCGTATGTTTATATCAGAGTCTTGTGTAATTATAAGACCTAATTCATTTTTTTGCACAACTTCGTCGTCTTGTACAATTATAAACTTACCTACTGCCTTCATTATGTTTGCGGTAGTTTTGGCGCTCTTTTATAACTTATGTTTGGCCTTTCTTCATCATCAATATTCCATTTTGTAATAATTTGACCTTCTAAGTCTATTACAGTATAGCCTTGTCTTGCTAGAAGCTTAATAGCTCCATTAACTTTTTTTGCTTCCTTTCTGAAATGTCCAAATATTTGGTTTTCGAAAGGGTGATGTTCATGTTTTGGCATAATTTTAATTTTTAATTATATCTTCTTTTTTTACTCTTTTGTTTGAAATAACACAGGAAGTTGTTAGAATTATTCCAGCAACTGATGCTGCGTTAAGTACTGCGTTCTTGGTGACTTTAAATGGGTCAATAATCCCCATTCTATACATATCACCAAATTTTTTGTTTTTTACATCATATCCATACCTATCCTTTGCTTGCGCACATATTCCATAAATTGAATCTGGTTCTTCACCACTGTTTTCGACAATCTTTTTAAATACGTCTTGTAGTGAGTCATAAACAATACTATATCCCTTCAGGAATGATGCGGAACTGACTCGCGGAGGTTTTTTGCGGAATTTTTTTTGAGCACATCTCATAAGTGCAATTCCTCCACCAGCAACAATTCCTTCTTCTAATGCTGCTTTGGTTGCATGGATAGAGTCATCAACCCTATCTTTCTTTTCTTTTAGCTCTACTTCTGAGTTTCCAGCTAATTTTATAGTAGCAACGCCACCAGCAAGTTTAGACAACCTATCTTGTAGGTGCCATTTATTAGTTTTATTCTTTGTAAGCTTAATTTCAGCCTTCAACCACTCAATTATGTCATTTTTCTTCTGATTTTCTTCTTTTTCAAAGACTAAAATGGTTTCTGTGCTGTCTGAAATCATAGTTTTACACGTTCCAAGGTAAGATGCGTCAATATTTTGAGCAGAATCACCTGACATTTCAGAAATTAGCTTCGCTCCAGTCATTACACACAAATCTTGCAGCAATTCTAGGCGTTTTATACCTATTCCCTCTGGGGTAATGAAGTTACCAGTCAAATTTTTCTTATTAATATTCTGCGTAATGAATAATTTTACCCTATCATCAAGTTCTGAGATGATAAGTAGAGGTCTTTTTTGTTTTATAGAGGCTTCAAAGGCAAAATGCAGTCTTTCATGCATGTCTAATTTTGTATCACTTATTACAATAAGTGGGTTTTGAAACTCAACTGACTTGTTTCTTAAGTTATTTATTGAAAATGGAGTACCATATCCTCTATTTATACGAGTTCCATTGGTTATTTCAGTGTAATCATCATTGGTAGGCGACTCATCCATAGTTACCACACCATTTTTTCCTACTTGTAAATATGCGTCAGCTATCATTTCACCAAGATACTTGTCGCCATTTGCCGATATTGTTGCAACCTCAACCAAACTCTTGTCTGTTACTTCCTTTTTCATTTTTTCTAGTGCCAAAACCACATTTTTAGCTGCTACCTCAATACCTTCTTTTGCTTGTGTAACGTTTTCTATTGAATCTATAGCATCAAAACATCTATCTATGATAGCTTTTGCTAATACACATGAAGTTGTTGTGCCATCACCAGCCTCCGTGGCGGTTTTTTGTGAAGCTTGTCTCAAAATACTGACTCCTAAGTTTTCCACAGGGTCTGATAGTATTACAGAATTAGCTACGGTCACTCCGTCTTTTGTAATATGTGGGTTTCCAAATTGGTCTTCGATTATTACGGTTTTTCCTGATGCCCCTAGGGTTGAGGCCACCGCCTGGGAAAGTGTATCTATCCCAACTTTCAGAGAGTTTCGACCAGCATCGTCAAAACTTATGTTTTTTTCAATCATTTAATTATATTTTTATACTTCTTTTTATAGTTTATATAAACTATATATTATTATGTATGTCGATTTACCTTAAGTTTTTATATGAGCATGAGTTTTCCGCATCTAACTATTTGAAGATGAGGAGTTTCTGTCTGTCGCTTGCGTGTCACTTGCTTGTCGCACTAATTTATCAATCTTTTGCTGCAACAATTGTATATGCAATTTGTCCGCCTTTGACAGTTTCAACCGTACAATTTCTCGCATCAGCGCTGTAACTAATTTGCTCATATGTCTGCGTTGAGGTATCTAACATACTACAAATATAGGTAAAAATAATTAATGTGGCGCATTCCTGTAAATTAATGGACACTATATTATATAGTTATAAGCTTTGAAGTTTTTAGGCCACCAGATATACGTAGTGTTTGGGTAACATACTATTTATACACCTATAGCATACTTGCAAACTGCTTTTTCTAACCCCACCCCCTTGCTATCTTTTTTACATATCTCAAAATTTTTTACCTTTTTTTGTAGCCTTTGAAAAAATACACTCTTTGAAGCGGTCTCAAGAAACAAGTTCTTTCGGTATTTTATAATTTATCTCTCTCTTGTGTTCACAATCATTCGATAACCACCCCTATCCATTTCAACAACATAAACATTTGTACCCCAATACGCTTCGCGTCTTCCATGAATAGTATCACGTGTCAAAGGTATCACATCATATCTTCAATAAATTTGCTCGTTGTCAATTCCAAACTTACACTATATTCGCTGTATTCGAGCTACGCTCATCACTTCGCTCATACCGTTCCAGTTCTTCATTGTGCACTCACAACCATATCATTCTGTATTATTTATTTTCTCGACAAGTCTGCGCAAGCGCAGGAGGGAACCTCTACTTGTCTCGGATATTCCGTTCATCTTCTCACACACACGTAGCAAAAAATTTGCATCTTTCAGTGCATGCTAAGCATGCATTGAAGCAATACAAATCGGGCGCTTATGGCCCTGTTTTTGCAAAAATACAGGAGTTCAAATAAAAATGTCAAGGGTATACAAGCGAGCAAGCTCGCCCTTGACACAATTTATTTCGAATCCTGTTACACTTCCACGTGTGTAAGTGAGAGTCACTTACAATTAATTTAAATTTTATATTATGAAAACTTACAAATCAAGTTACAAATCGGTTCCTATGGTAGTATCTATCATCGGTTCCAAGTCGCGCAAATCAATGTTCATTGTCAATCCAACTTCGTTGGACGGCAAGAAACAGTACAAGAACAAATGGATACCAATCTCATGGAACGAGTCTGGTACCACGCAACGTACTATTGAATGGAAACACCATTCACAATCATATGTAGAGTTTCCACAAAACCTCATCACTGAATCTATGGTCATTGACGATTACAACACTCGTAATGTATCCAACTTCAAATCACGTTTGGTTGACG